ACACTTTATCTGATGGATAATAGCCAACAACATAAAATTCAGTACCAGCATTTTTATTCCAGTCAATGCCGATTGCTTTAATGCAATCAGCATTACTAGTTTTTAAACCTAATACTCTTTGTAAATTGCTATCATTGTACTTGTAATCTAAACGTGCGTTATACACCCATTCTTTTTTAAATACACCTTGTTGCTGTTCTATAAAGATAGCCATGTATTCTGCCATAAAAGATTCTTCAGTAGAGTCTCTTAATATTTCTTCTTTAATTTCCTCCCAATGTGGTATAACAGATGAAGGAAGAAAATCTTCTTTAAAGTCTGGTCTTTCTAAACACCATTGATGAAACTTGCCTTTCTTGCCAATAGGTGTAGATGTAGCTATTAAAGAAGTATTAGGTGTAGTAGCAAGAATAGGATTGATTACTTTGTCTAATATTTCTTCAGGTATCATATCCATTTCATCTAGATACACAACATCAGCAGAACTACCACGCATAGTACCACCACCAGAACCATCTTGTCTTACACCAATACCAGATACAAAGCCTTGAATTAATGCACCATTTCTAAACTCCATTTTAAATGTAGGAGTTTTAATATACAAACTGTCACCTGTACCAGATACAACTTCAGAACGTAACTCAAAGTTACGTTTCATTAGTTTTTCCATTTCTTCAAATATATTAGTCAACTGAGCTTGATATGGAGTTACAATCATAATACTAGGCCCAATATAAACTATATTCCCATTAGCATCACGACCTCTATCTAACTTCATATTAAAAGCATAGTAAATAAGCTTTAAAGCCATTGCAAAAGACTTACCTGAACGTCTACCTTCACGAACAGTCATACGTTTACTAGAGCATCTTAATTGTTCTTTTTGATAACTTCTAAGAAACCACTTGGGGTCTTTATCATTGAACCCAAACATTAACTCTACCCAAGCTACAGGATCTATACTAGCTTTAAGTATTTTAGTTGCTTGTTCTATAGGTATTTCTGTTTTCTTTGATATAGCTTCAATTTTAGAAGCTGCACCATCAGGTAGTTTGCGAGGTATAAAATTACATTTAATATCAAACTTACCATATTTAGAGTATTGACGAATTTGACAGTTAATACATGTACGATGCACATCTGTTTTAATAGATTTTTCTTTAGCGAAAAAATCTATTAATTCTTGCGGTGTTTTAGCTTCTGGTTCTTGATATTTAATTCCATATTCGTTTGTAGAATAAAGATTATCATCAATTAACTTTTGTATTTTAGGATGCATCTTCTACCTTCTATATTGACCAAACATATCTCTATTCATATGTACCATACTTGCTTCTTGTCCAAAAGCAGATCTAGCATTTAAATGAGACTTATGCATAGCTTGTAAAGATCGTTGTCTCATCGTAGAAGCCATTTGAGTTTGGAATGCTGCAATATCACCAGCATAATTTAAACCTTTATGTTTAATAGTAGCACCACTACTTAATGCATCTTGCATATAAGATGCAACTACACTAGCAGCTCCCAAACCAGCTCCTAATAAACCTAATCTAGCAAAACTACCACTCATATATGCACCAACTTTAGCACCTCCTGCAGCACCGAATACTGATCCTGCAAAACCTAATATTCCTTGTTTAGTTTCATTTAGATCCATATAACTAGCAAGCATTTCTCCACCTGTTCTACCTGCTTCCATACCTACAGCTGCACCTACATAACCACCTAGTATACTTTGCATTCTAAACATCATAGGGCTTTTTAATAAAGCCCCTGATCTTGCTTGTTGTATACTCTTGTATTTAGTATCTGTCAATCTATTATCATTGAATTTAGTAGCTATAGATTGCCTTTGACTAGCATCAGCACCACTAATATTAAATACTTCAGTAGATGCTTGCATACCATATTTATTAGCAAAAACATCTTGTATCATGAAATTACCTAAACCACTTAAACCCTCTGTACTATAAGCATTTATAGCACCAAAACCAGTCATACCTAGTGGTAAAAGTAAATTAGCTTTACTAAAACTTTGTAAAAACTGACTGCCACTTTTTGAACCTACAGCAAATACATCATCTACACTCTCTAGCATAGTACTGCCCATAAAGTTAAAGCTACTATCAGCATACTTAGTATATTTGCTTCCCATTGCTAAAGTTCTACTAAGATTATCAGCACTCATAGTACTCATAACAGAACCCATCTTACTACCAAATACTCTTTCAGCACCAAAACTATAATGTAAACCTTCTAATGCAGAAGAAGATAAACCTGCTGCATGTAAACCAAATGCAGTCGCACCAATCAAACCTAATGAAGCACCACCACTTGCAACATCTTTTATAGTGCCGCCTATACTACTTGGCGTATAACCTGTTGAACTTGTAATGTGTCCTAATGGACTTTGATTATGTGCTGCTAATAATAAATCACTTATCATAATTACATCCTATGGTGTTGTATTGGTGAGTTAAATATATTCCCTAATGCATTATGTTGCATAGTTTCCATACGTTTCATTCTTTTAACTTTAGTTAATTGTCTTTGTTGTTTTAAATCATTTCTAACAACAGCTTCTTCTTTGTATATTTGACTTGCATTAAGACTCTCTTTAGAAAGTTTTAAGTTGTTTACATTTCTTTGTTTATTTTCATTAGCTATATTACTAAAAGAATTATTAATCTGACCTGCTAAATCATATTTTATTTGATCTAAACTACTTAAAATAGTATTGGGGTTTCCTCCGTAAGCTTGTAAAGAAGGTATGTCATAATTACTCATCTTTGCATCTGGTGTAAAAACAGATCTGTCAGATATCTTTTGAGTGTATTTTAATCTTTCGCTTAGTCCTGCTATTTCTTGGCTTATCAATCCAGTCATACCAACTTTATTAGCTTCATTCATAATAGAATAAACAGACATTAAATTAGCTGATTTAGCAACTTTAGTTCTATTTGCTAAAGTATTGAATGTAATTGTTTCACCACTACCTTTAACTATCTCACTATATGCTTGGAAATAAGATGTACTCCACATTCCACGTTTACTTTTAGTTGCACTTTCTTGTGCTTTTTCAAAAGCCTTTTGATCAAACATAGGTCTTTTACCCTTACTCTTATAAGGTAAATAAGAAGCCATTCCTCGTTTAATCATTTCTAAGTTAATATTTTTACCATCTACATATAACATTGCCACCTGACGACCATAAGTGGTGTCGTCAGGTCTCATTATTAATCTTACATCCTGACCTTTATTAACTATATCTTGAAGCATCTTCTTACTTGCTTCTGCATAAGGTTGTGCAGGTCTATCTCCATGCGCTGTTTCTGGTGAGTCAATTCCTGCTAAACGGAAACTAAATGTACCGCCTGTATTACCCATAAACCTAGATAATGCACTATTGTCGCTACCTTTGCGTTGTAAAGTAATTGTGTCACCGTCTTCTACATTAATATCAAATTCATTCTTACGTATTATCTTTTGACGTAAATTCTTTTGATCTCGTAACATGTTATAACGTTGAGTATCTAAAGGATCTCCTGCAAAGAAACTCTTACTACCAGCTACTAATCCATACTCTTTACGGAAACTACTATCTAAAAACATCTTAAATAGTAAACCAATATCTCCTTGTTCACTAAAATGTCTTACATTAAATTGCTGTCTATAATAATTGTTTCTTTCTTGACGTAACTTATTATCTTCTAGAACAAATGAACTGTATCCAGGCCCGTTATAAGGAGAACCAAAATCTGTAAATGTAGAACGAATTTTAGCCATTATACCTTGATGCTGTAAGCCTTCCATCTTCATTCCATACTTATCTTTTACTCTATCTACATAAGTATCTATATTGCCAAAGTATTTAGCTTGGTTATTTAAGAATTCTTGATAATTACTAACAAGTATACCTTTGTCTTTTTGCTCTTGATAATGAGAAGCTACAAATAATGCTCCAGCTAATAAACCATATGCACCTACTTTAGAACTAATATTATCAAATATACTAGTACCTGCAACTACCTTACTAGGTGTTTGACTTAAACTAGGTCTATATGCAACACCCTCTCTAACTGACTTTAAAAAACTTTGTTCATCTATACTTGATCTAACACTAACTTCAGGTCGATCAACCATACCAGCAAACTTTTTAATCGTACTAGTAAAGTCAGAATGTTGCCCTCTAAATCTTTCTTCAAATACTTGTATTTGATTACTAGCTGATTCAGTTAATTGTTTACTAGCAGTTAATAAACCTGTTTTCTTTCCCTCTATTAGATTACCAGATTCATCAAAATACTCTTTAAATTGATTTTCCATCTGCTTCATAAATCTGTCCCTATCAACAGATTTATAATGATTCATTTGATTTAAATCATCTACTACATCTTGAAAAGTAAATAACCTTTCAGTCGAACGTTTATTTATCGGTACTTTTTTACTTGTAGTTAAACCACCTGTTCTACTTAATTGTTCTGCAACTCCATATCCCTTATACTTTTGCGCACCCTCTGTAAAACCTTGTTCAGCTATATCTTCAAACATACGACCAGCACGTTGTCTTAATAATATATCCTCTAAACCTAATGACTCTACCATCTCACCACTACTACTAATCATTGCAGGTCTATTTAAATAATCCTGTAAATGACCAACCATTGCTGCCCTAAAATATGCACCCTTTCCTTCTTGTGCTAACTTTACTAAACTAGTATCACCTTTAGACACTGCACTCAATGCATCTAAATGCTCAAAAGATTCTCTTAATACCTTTTCTTCTGATAATACGTCACCTATAGCTATATGTGTTTCCTTTTCAAATAAACCTTCTAATGCACCCTCAAAGTCTGCTTTGCCAGTAGCTAATTCACTTAGACGCATTCTTTCAGAAAATGCGGCTAATCTAGCTTGTACCTCTATAGATAATGCAACAGGTTTATCTGCTTTCATCATTCCTTGTTTATAAAAGAATGATTGTTGCATACGTACTAAATCTTGAATGTCTCGTACACTACCACTTTTAGTATGATTTAAAAATACATCATATAACTTAGTAAAATCACCAGTTTTAAATGCATGATTTCTAGCCATACCGTATTCACTACCAGTTACATAAAATGGATCTCCTGTACTCGCTGATACACCTTCTAATACATCTATAAATGGATTATACTTAACTAGTTTTTTTCCTTCAGGAAGAGTTTCATTCAACTGATCTATCTGACTTGCAAATACTCCAGATTGATAAGCTTTACTAAAACCTCTTCTACTAGTCTCAATCATATTTGCACTTTTTAGTGCATCAAATGCCTCTTGTTCAAAAGCTCTTATTTGTGCCCCAAATTGCTTACTCTCAAATGCTGCATTCGCAATCCATGTTACCTTACCCTCTAATAACTTAGGCATATCATTGTTAATAATATCTCTTAATGACTTACCCTTGTGTAATACAAAACCACCCTCAAATACATCAGTACCAACCTTTAACGTCTCTCTTAAATAACGATCTATATCACTAGTTTCAACCTCTCCACTAATCATCTTAGATATTAAACCTCTTTTTAATATCTGATCATTATTTAATTGAATGCCACCACGTTGTAATGCTTCTTCTTCAGCAAATAATAAAGCCTGAAACCTATCAGTCTTTACCATATAATCATCTATTTGTTTACTATATGTAGTAGTAATCTCCTGACGTTTACTTAATAACTGCTCATATACTTGTCGTTGACTTTTTGCATCTATATCATTAATGCCTAATTCATTAAATTCACCTGCCTTTAACATCTCATATGCTGTGTCTAACTTCTTAACTTCTTTAAAAGTCATATCGTCAGGTAAATCAATGTTATATGCAATACTCTTTTTAAAACTCTTCTCCGTACCCTTTAACTCTTCCTGTGCTAATAAATTAACTTTAGGTATAAATAAATTAGCCTTCTTATCTCCTATATCATATAAACCAATCTGAGTAATACCAGCACCACCTACCTTAGTAGTTGTCTCTATATCTAATATTACACTCTTCTTTAATATGTCTTGCTTACTATCAAAAGTCTCTCCCATAAGAGACTTTTGAGTCATCACAGGTTTACCTGCACTATTGAAATCTAATTGATTAACATTTACGCTTTGTATAATACCAGCTTTATTATACCTAGACTTAATCTCATTATTAATATCAGGTGAAACTTGGTTCTCTTTTAAATTAATTGTAAAAGTCTTGTTCTCACCATCTACTAATGCTGTTACTACTAATTCAGCAGGACTATTACTAGTATTAATATATGTAAAATGCTTGTTAATCATCTAATAATATCTCCATAGGCTTTTCTTGAACTTCTGTACTATATAACGCCTCACGTAACTTACTTATCTCCTCCAATACCTTACTATTATTATTACTCTCTCCCATCTTCGCCATAAAGTTAGCTTTACTCTCTCTCGTCTCCATTAACTTGTCTAACCACTTCTCCCTGCGTCTTTCTAACTTATCTATCATCTCTACTACTGGATGTATCTTAGTACTCTCACTTTTATCTCCATACTCATTAAATCCAGTTACATCTGTCATTAAAAAGTCACGACCGTTACCTTTACTGTCTCCCTCACTTAATACAAATAAACAACGATTCTTATATAAGTCTATTAAACTTAACTCATTCACTATACTCATCTCTACAGGATTACTAGGATCTACGTCTAAATGCTTTAAATAGTCAATAATCTTTTGCTCTACAAAAAATTTCTCCATCACACATTCCCTACCTATAGGATAATCACTAACTTCTCCATAATCTAAACTACCGTCCTCATTCTTATCAGGTATAGGACAACGTTTAATAAATGGACACTTCTCATGACCTAAACACATTAATGGTGCACTCGCATGTACACCACTCTTTATGTTGCTAACACTCTGCTTAACCCTCGCTAATTTCTTCTTATCTAATTTCTCCAAATACCTAGAATATTCATCCCCACTCTTTGATATAGTTTCAAAGAATTCTACCTGTCTCAACTCCTTGGCTTCATCTCTTTTTATAAGGTCACTCATAATGAATACTTTCCTGTCTATTGTAAGTCTTATATTACTATATACAATACTATGGTTTAAAGGTAACGCAAAACCTATATTTAATATAAATGTGTCTCCTTGGCAATGGTGGCTTTACACCTCACTCATAACAAACTACCTAGGACTAATTGCTTGGTGGCAATTAGTCCAGAACTACAATATATGGATAGCAACATCAATTACTTATGCTTTACATACAATAATAGAAATATCACTATCAGCTTACTTCTGCTCTCCTCCCTCTCAATATCAAATGCTAGGAATAGTGTTGATCATTATAGGGACGTTTATTTCGTTTAAATAAAATTTTCTATATAAGGGTTTTATTTTTAGTTAATTAAATTTTTTCATTTTAAGCTTTTTTTATAAAGGTCAAAATATTGTCTACAAAAGCCGCTTTTTTAGATAAAGGATAATATTTGGGATATTGTTGGGATAAATAAAGTCTTATATGTAAATGGTTGAAATATATAAATTATATTTTGGGAAAAAGTTCTATATATGGGAAATAGGATATATAAAATATGTTTGGGGGTATTTATTTTAATAGTAGTTTTGCACTGTTGTAGTTGCAAGCCCACCCCCCTCTATATCGAAAGGATATACTATGAAAGCTTTATTCATCTTAACTACTTGTTTATTTTTATTTATTTCTGTTTTCTTTGGACCAGAAATGGCTGAAATAAACCATTGTGAGGTTTTAATGCACCAAAAAGCATTGAAATCTCACAATGGAATCGAAGGTGCACAAGTGTGCACCTTTGAAACTAGTGGGGAGTTCAAATCCCTACTAAAAGGGAATCAAGCCCAGTCTTTGCTTGTCATTGCACATGGCAAAGGAATTGGATCAATGACCTTATTCGGTCAGAAGACATCTCCAATCTCGTACTCTCAAGTGAGAGATTGGAAACCAGAAGGCTTGCTGCAAGTAGTTATGGCTACTTGCCGTAGTTTCAGCAAGGATGATCCTGCTGTGGAGGAGATCGAAACCCTTCATACATATGAAGGAGGAGTTAAAGCTTTTGTTAAGCTGGGCGAAAGCCTAAATATGTACAAT